CAGCTGGTGTATTCCGGGCCGACCCCGCTGCCCCAGAGGATCACCGACAGGGCGATCATCGCCACCAGCACCACCAGGCCCACCGCCAGCACCGAGCTGGAGAACAGGAAGCCTTCGTCCTTGTGGATGTTCATGAAGGTGGGAATCCCCACGTAGAGCAGGTAGACCGTGTAGCTGATCGCCGCCACCCCGACGATCATTCCCAGCCAGAGGTGCGGATACAGCGCCGCCAGCCCGGCGATGAACAGCGGCGTGGCGTTGTAGGCGGCGAACACGATGCACTGGGTCAGGCTCGGGTTGGCGTCGTAGGTCCGCGCCATCCAGTGGATGAACGCGCCCATCACCGCCACCCCGGCGAGCATCGCCAGGTAGGTGAGGACCGTCATCTGCAACGCGCTGGCCTGGGTCAACTTGACCGGATCGCCGCCGCCGACCACCCAGCCGACCTGGGTCGTGCCGATATAGGCGGAAATCGCCGGAATGGCAGCCAGGATCAGGATGTGGGTCAGGTACATGTGGCTGATGCTTTCTTCTTCGCCACGGATTTCCTGCCATTCCTGATCGGGATGGGTGAAGAGCCCCCATACATGATGGATCATGCCGTTTCCTCCTCGTTCTTATGTGGTCGCCCCCCAGCGAAGCGCCGGGCGCGCATGGACAGCGCCACCCGGTGCTCGGCCGACCTATGCGACCTTATGTCGCAGTATAGGAACGGCCCGAGCCCGCGTCGCTCGCGGGGTTAGAGCAAATCGAAGCTTCACGGCCGGCTGTAATAGCGTTGCAGTATTTCCATCGCCTTGTTGATCGATTGCAGGCGCGCAGTGCTGCCGCCGCGGTCGGGATGGTGCTGGCTGACCAGTTGCCGGTAGCGCAGCTTGATGGCGGGATAGTCGACCGCGCCTTCCAGCTCGAACAGGGCGAGGGCGGCGGCCTTCTCCTCGCTGCCCTGCATGCGCGTCCAGAAACTCTGCAGCAGCCGCTCGACGTCGGCCTCGCTGGTCTCCCCCAGGTGACGCAGGTCGAGGTAGTAGTCGCGCAGCGGATCGCCCTGTTCCAGCGCCTGCGTGCCATCCACGTAAGGATGCAGGCGCAGGCTCAGCGGGCTGATCTCCAGGTGCGCCTCGCGCTCGGCCCAGAGGTGGTCGCGCAGGTGGTAGAGCGCGTTGAACAGGAGGAAATGGGTGCGGAACAGCACCAGCTTGTCGGCCAGTTCGCGATGGGGGATATGCGTCGAATGGCGGGCCTTCAGCAGCTGGATCAACTGGTATTCGGAAAGCCCCTCGGGATGCTCGCGCAGCAGGCAGAGGATCTGCCCGGCGAGGTCGAGGCGGTGGTCGAGGTCGGGAGTCATGGGGCAAGACTAGCATCGGGCGTCGGGAGGGGCTGGGGTCGGCGTCGCTTTGTGCGTAGAAGTGCAGAGCCGTTTGGGGTGTTGGTCATAACTGGCCAACGCTAGGCAATACTGGATGGGGAACGCGTGTCGGACTTTATCATATGGTCATTATTGGGCATTGCTAGCCTGTGATTTCGACACTTTTTCGACAGCTTAACGGTCTAGCAACGCGCTGTGCCTCTTATCGCCTACAAAAAATGGCTCTCCACGCAAGTCGTATACATGAGTTACGACTTTTAGTAGACAGTTGATTATATTATTCCATTGATCATCGCTTTTCTTAATGGCATTATGTATTGGCCTATAATGAACAATACCATTCCGCAGACTATATACGGCCTTTGATGCGGAATTTACTTTCTCACCCTCTCCGCCATCGCCAATCTTCATCGCCTCAAATAAATTATCAATTATTTCTTCTTCGCATGTCTCTATGATTTTCCTTAGAGATTCATCTTCTCTAGGGCGCCAAGAGAGATGCTCCTCTAAGTAGGAGGCAAGTTCTTTCATAGGCAGCGATGAAGGCCAATTTTTTTTCAAAGCTGAAATGTGAGGCTCTGCATATAACTGCTCCAGGCACCGGTACACCTCAAGGAAAAGTCCTTCCCATGATATAGACAGCATTCCTTGCACTAAGTTTCTGAAGGGGATGTAATTTGACCCGGCCTCGAATACCTCCTTTAAACTTTCAAGTGTTTCAGGTGAAATATGTATAGGTCCATCAAAGTACGACCTCGATATCAAAGATCCCAAGACTCTGTATAAATCATTTTCAAGAAAAGGTTCATTCGATGAAACTTTATAAACTTGAATGCTAGGAAATAAAGGCGTCACCTCTTGCAATGCATGTCCATTATAATCTTGCACGCCCATATGTTCACTTTCAATAGCGTCCTTTATTTGATAGCCAGTTACAGAGCTTGAGGGGTAAATCTCAGCCTCCAACACGAATACTGTAAAGAGAGCTGGGGTTATCGGTGCTAATTCAAGCCCTGCTGGAAGCACATTTGGCTCGTGTATCCCAATAGTACAAAAAAAACAGTCATCACCCTTATTGATTCTTATTAACTTAGTATGCCTGGAGATATTCAAAACTTCAGCATCCGCACTACTCATTAGCGATGCATCATTTTCATCGAGACGCGTAATATATCGAGCTTTTTCAATATTCTCTATTTGAGCGCCGCGCTGTTGTGCATAGAGTAAAATCCTTTCAAATAGCCTTCTGCTCATCTCCACTCTATTGCGGCTTGCCATTTCACGCTCTCCAGCAAACCTCAAGTGATGCGACCTCAAAATTGTCTTCTAGTAAAACTTTAAATGCAGTCTCAAAGAAGCTTCTCTCATATCTACCTATAGCCGATCTTTTTTGTCCATGCACTCTCTCCCCCAATATTTCCAATCCGAGAAAATCTCTTAGCTCCTCTTTGCTAAATCCGTTCAACTTGTTTATAAAGTTGTCAGCTCCAGACCTTATCAGTTTTAGGCTTGCATCACTTTCTTCTTTTGTTCGATCATTCCCTAGTCGACCTAGAATTTTCAGGGCACACGCAACTACTAAACCGACACGTGCAGGCTGGCTATCAAAGATGTTCCTACCAATTAAGAATTTTGAACTATTACTTGAACCTTCCTCGCTTACTTCATCCAATCTAGAGAAAGCCTTGTCGAGATCCACCATTAACTGTACTACTGGTGGAAAGTACTCAGAATATTTTCCTGTCGATATTGCCTCAGCCATATCTAAGCGAGAAAACTCCTCCGCGAGGCTTTCTTGCGTATCAATATCAGTTTTCCTCAAACCGAAAGCCAGATAAGACTCAATTAAGCTTTCAGCACTAAATTCTCCTCCTTTGAATCTTCGCTCAGACTTATTTATATCAAGAAGACGCTCAAATTTTACCCGAGCTTTTAGCTCCTCAACCAAAGGAGAGTATACAACTAGAAGTTGACGCTTTAGATTCCACGGAACCTGCCCGGTATTAAGAACCAACATCCTATAAATCAAGCTATCAGTCTTGTCTGAAATCCAACATTCCACTCTAACATCCTGGTCCGATATCTCTGGATTTTCCTTAACCGCATCCATTAATGCGGTAGTTCTTTGCATTCCATCAATGATGGATATATTTTCACGCCACTCTGCCAGCAGAGAATCCTCTATTCTTTTAGAATCATTTGCATCAATGGAATTGTAGTCCTCTAAGGATACAACCACGCCAAGCACCACTGGCGGCAATATTGCTCCTTCTGTTATATCCTTTACCATTCTAGATCTAATACGACGACCTGATGTGGTTTTTAATGCATCTCGCTGGTGATCGAGCCCTCCTCGTCTCGAATAAGCATTGTCGACAAGACTCAAATAATCTCTTATAGCCATTGTGGTCATAAGCGACCAACACTTGACCCGTCTATCAAACAGTATTGTTTTCAAGGACTCCTCCGTCGCACTCAATTTTGTATAAATTAATTTAACTATTTCAAAGTAATTCGGGCGTACCAGCGTTTAGCTACTTTCTGTGTAATTGCTATCCCGCGCTTTGACTGGTCAAGTTTCGGTTGGCCTCTTCGTATTCAGGGCTGGTCTGGCCGATATCAGGCATTACCTCGCCAGTGAGCAGCCACCAACGGAACTGCGGAAAGACTTTGGCGATGGCGAGTATCTCTTCTTCCTTAATCTCCCGGCTCTTGGACGGATTCTTAAGGTTGCTCCAGGTATAGCGACTGATTCCCGTTAGCTCTTCGAGCTTAGGTAGCCGAATGTCCGACCACGCAAGGATGGCTATAACGCGCTGCTTTATCATAACTAATTCATCTAAATAGGCTCTAGTCAAATTGACTTAAGCCAAATAAGATTCGAACCAGCTTAAGTCAAAATGACTCAAGCCACTATCTAACATTGTCCAACATAGTGCAGCAAAGGCCATGGAAGTGGAAGAAATCAAGGCTCAAGACCTCCGCGCGGCGCCCCCGGTGTTGCCGTGGCGGGACTTCGCGAACTGGATTGGCATGGGGGAAGACCACGAAACCGTCCGTGGATGGATTCGTAAGGGCTATCTCCCCGCGCACAAGATCGGCAAGCACGTGATGGTCAATGTTGCGCTCTTCACCCATCAACTGATGGAAAAGGAGGAGTTCTGATGGACACCTTCCAATTCTGCTTCGCGGGCATCGTCGGCAGCGTTTCCGGCAGGGTCGTGACCTGGGGCGGCCTGACTGTCGATATCGACCAGATCGAGAATGCTTGGCTCCGTCGGGCGATTGAAGACTATCGCTGTGGCTGTAGGGGGCAGAAATGAGCCATGGCCGCCAGTCCCTATTACCTACGCCAAACCCACGCCCCGGACTGCGCTTGCTCTGTGTGCTGGTCCGTAAGGCAGGTCATCCCATTGCACAGCCCGTCGCCGTGTCCGGACTGCCGGCCCCCTGGGCTGCCCTATCTGGAAGATGGCCGCTGGCTCTGCCGTCCCCGTTCCTTCTGCGCGAAACACGACCCGTCCCGGCGTCCGCTGAAGTATTGGCACGTTGTGTACGACAGCGGGAAGCCCACGCCCTTCGTGCCCGTGCGCGAAGCATTCCAACTGGAGGGCTGACCCATGCTCGCTAAGACCCTGAAAGCGCTGCTCCTGCTCTGCCTGATCCAGGCCGCCCGCACCGTGGCCGATCCGGTCAAGGGCCGCGCTCCCGGCTCGTCGGAACAGCCTCACCGTTCCGGCGAACGGAAGCACGGGCGCAGCGCACCCTTGAACGCCTCCCCCCTGAAACAGCCTCCGCTGGGGAGTGTGGGGCAGCTCCTCCGCCCCGCGCTCCCGAGCCCTCGGCGGCAAGAGCGGGATGACAAGGGCAGAGCCCTTGGTGTTGCTCTGCGGGTTCCAAGGGGGAGCGTTCCCCTTGGCCGTCGGCGACGACGTTGCGATAGGGATCGTTACCCGGATGGGCCGAGACGAACACCCGTGGTTGGCTTGGTTCGCTAGCGAATAGAGCCCGGCCCGAACGGATTGCCCGACAAATCACTTTCACCCAACACCGCTGAATGAAGGCGAAACAGCCGAATTTGCAGCAGCGGGACAACTCACGCCGAAAAAGGCGAATTGAAGGAGAAACACCGATGAACATGTTTGCAACCCAAGGCGGCGTCGTCGAACTGTGGGTCACCAAGACCGACACCTATACCTCGACCAAGACCGGGGAAATCTACGCCTCGGTCCAATCCATCGCCCCGATCCCGGAAGGCGCCCGTGGCAACGCCAAGGGCTTCGAGATCAGCGAATACAACATCGAGCCGACCCTGCTGGACGCCATCGTCTTCGAAGGCCAGCCGGTGCTCTGCAAGTTCGCCAGCGTGGTCCGCCCGACCCAAGACCGTTTCGGCCGGATCACCAATACCCAGGTCCTCGTGGATCTGCTGGCCGTGGGCGGCAAGCCGATGGCGCCGACCGCCCAAGCCCCGGCCCGCCCGCAAGCACAGGCCCAAGCCCCGCGCCCGGCCCCGCAGCCGCAGGGCCAGGACAAACAAGACAAGTCCCCGGACGCCAAGGCGTAAGCCGTAGGAGGCCGCGATGCTCCGCTATCTCTCGCTGTTCGCGGTAGGTCTGGCCACCGGCTACGCCTGGGGCTGGATCGATGGCCTAGCGGCCTCCTTGGCTGTTTGAGGACTGCACGAATGGAAGGCTCTGTATCGGTTCAAGTGTGCAAGACCTGGGTCCAGAACGCGGACGGCACGGTTGGCTGTACGCACCTTGAGTGGATACAGACCTACCTGCTGCCGCCTGAGGCAGAGGGCTATTTGACTCTGCTGATGGGTGGTTTCGACCCGTCGGCCTTCCGCCTCGGCTTCGCCGGGACCATCGGGCTGTTCGCCGTTGGTTTGGGGGCTGGCTTGATCATTTCCGCCATGCGCAAAGCGCGCAATTAATGAGGTTCCAATCATGGAAAAAATGAAAACCCTGTTCCGCAACGCCTCCATCGCCACCGTCGGCCTGGCCGTGGCCAACGTCTCCTTCGCCGAATCGCTGCTCGACGAAACCACCAAGGGGGTTCTGGCGCAAGCCAGCACTGATGGCGGGTCCGTGGCCAAGTTGGTGATCGCCGCCGTGGCGGTGCTGGTCGGCCTCGCCCTGGTCATCGGCGCGATGCGCAAGGCCTGACGTGATCTGGTCCCTGATGCTGGGCGCATTCATGGCGTCCGCGCTGCTGACGGGATTGAAAATCGGCCAGTATCAGTGACAGGAGGAGGGGCCGAAAGGCCCCTTTTTTATGCCTCGCTTCGTACTACTTATTTTCGCCCTGGTGCTCGCATCGGCGGCCCACGCGGACTTCTACCAATGGAAGATTTCCATCCCCGGAAAGCCCACGGCCTTCTTTCCATCCTATACGGCGGCGTGCCAGTACTACTTCGATAACACGTCGGCCAACTGGCTAAAGAAAATCAACAAGCTGAGCTACGACGTAGTTCAGTGCAGTGTTTCGGGTACTGGCGGAATTACCTGGGAGCCGTCGGCTGCCATCTTGACCGGCGACAGTTGCCCGGAAGGCACGGACTTCAATAAAGAGATCGGCGAGTGCAAGGAAAACAAGTGCGAAATCCTGGCCGGCTCGCTCTACGAAAAATCCCATCAAGCGCCGATCTCCCGCTTCATCAATTACCTCGGCTGCGAGATCGCCGTCAGTTCGATTGACGGTTGTATCGGCCCCGCTGAGGGTCAAGCCGGCGCGACGTACTGCAAGGTCATCGGCTCGTTCACCGGTAACTGGTTCACCTCCAATGGCTCCTGTGCCTTTGGCTGCGACGTGGGCCCGGGTGACGGTCCGCCTCCGGGTGGGGACGGCGGCACCGGGGGCGATGGTGGCAGCAACCCGCCCGGCGGCGACGGTGGAAGCGATGGCGGCACCAAGCCCGGTAACGGCGGTGGCGATGACGGCTCCAGTGGTGGCGGCGGCGGTGGGGGCGGTGGCGGTAACAACCCCTGTCAGGGCCATGTTGGCAGTGACTGCGGCACCACGCCCGGCGGTGACGGCAGTAGCGGCGGCGATGGCGACGGGTCCGGCTCCAGCGGCGGGACCGGTGGCGATGGCGGCGACGGCTCCGGCGGGGGCGGCCTGAAAGAGCCGAAGCAAGGCTCCTTCGACAAGACCATCAAGGAATACGACGACGCCATCGCCAAGGCGCAAAAGGACTTCCAGGAACTGCAAGGCAAGTTCGAAAGCGTCCTCGCTTCCAAGTTCGATATTCACCTGGGCACCGGCGGTGGCTCCCTGCCGTGTTGGGACTTTACCGCCCTCGGTCAGCGCTACGACGTCTGCCTCACCCAGTACGCCCAAGAACTCTCCGTCATCCGCTACGTGGTGCTGTTCATCGCCGCGATCCTGGCCGGATGGATCGTTTTCTATCGCTCCTGAGGAAACGCCATGGACATTCCCTTTCTCTCCGACATTCTCGCCTGGATGCAATCCCTCTGGGACTTCCTCTACAGCGGCGTCTATGACTTCGTCACCGACGCCTTTGTCCTGCTGACCAAGATGGCCATCAAGGGCTGGTTCGAGATGCAATTGTTCGTCGCGGAAATCGGCTACAAGGCGTTCCGCGAAGTTGTCGGCGGCATCGGTATCGGCTCGACCATCACGTCCTATTACTCGTCCCTGGACGGCGACCTGCGCTCGCTGCTGGCGTTCTTCGGCCTGCCGGACGCGGTGAACATGATCTTCGCCGCCATCGGCACGCGCTTCTCCATGTCCTTCATCCCCTTCATAGGTAAGTGACATGGCGATCAAGATTCATCACGGCCCGAACGGCTCCTACAAGACCTCCGGCGCGATCCAAGATGACCTGATCCCCGCGATCAAGAAGGGCCGCGTCATCATCACCAACGTGCGCGGCCTGACCCGCGAACGGATCTTCCAAGTGATGCCGGAGACGCCCTCCAGCTGCGACGTCATCAACCTCGACCTCGAGGACCTGGATGACATGGAAAAGATGCGCACCTGGTTCATGTGGGCGCCGCGTGGCGCGTTCATCATCTTCGACGAAACCCAACTGATCTTTCTGAAGTCCTGGCGCGAAGCCGACCTCAAGCGCTTCGACTTTCCGGATGGCCCGGAAGCGGCCAAGGCAGCCGGGCGGCCCATGGGCTGGCTGGATGCCTGGACCCGGCACCGGCATTTCAACTGGGACATCATCCTCACCACGCCGAACATCGCCTATATCCGCGACGACATCCGCATGACGGCGGAAAAGGCCTATCTGCACTCCAACCTCGCCGTCATCGGCATTCGGGGCCGCTACAAGGAAAGCCAGCACTCGGCGCAGGACAACAAACCGCCGGCCCGCGACGTGATCGTCGAGATCAAGAAAATCCGCCAGGAGACCTTCGCCCTCTATGAATCGACAGCCACCGGCTCCGTCACCGACACCATCGCCGGCAAGAGCCTTTTTAGACAACCTAAGATTCTTCTATTCATGGCAATTCCGGCCCTTGCTATTGGGTCTGTGGTTTATGACGGTGGACCTCGTCTGCTCATGGGCGACCCTGTATCGCCGTCTGCTGCTGGAACTGCTGCGCCTGCTCAAGCCGGTCCTGCTGTGGGTGCTGCGCGTGCTACTGGTGCGGCTGATCCTGATGCTGCTGATGATGTACCTGGGCACTCAGGCGTTCCGGGCGCTGCTCCTGTAGGGCATCCCTTCGCCGGCCGCGACTTCATCGTCAAGGCAACCCTGCTGTCCGCCTCCGGGCGCCGCACCTATCTGTTCGCCGTCCGGGGCCAGGACGGCAGCGAATTCACTCTCACCGATCGCGACCTGACCGACACCGGCTATGCCGTGGTGCCGCGGGGCAACTGCGCCGCGGAACTGAGCTTCAAGGGCGGTTGGTCCGGCTATGCCGCCTGCGCCGGGCGTAGCGCCTTGGGCAATGTGCCGCCGGCTCAGACCGCCGCGCCGAACGTGCCGCCCGCCGCCGCGAACGGCGCCGCCGTGCGGGTGACGGTGGTTCCTGACACCAGCCGCTTGCCGCGCTCGATCAACTGAGGGGGAGCCGATGAACTGGACAAGCTATTTCGCCGCTCTGGGGCTGGCGTTCCTGGCCTATCTGGCGGGCTTTTTCTTCGCGGTGGCGGTGACGCCGACGGGGCCGGTATGGCCGCTGTAGCCGGCCTGGCCGGGGCGCGCGCGAACGGCTCGTCTCGGAGTGAGCAAGCGCCACGGCGGGGCCGGCCGACGCCCCTGTAACACGTCAGATAAACGCCCTGTGTTTTGGACATTAATGGACATTGCTGGGTAAGCCCATGAAGAAAGTGAAACCGATTCATCAAAACCGCCTCCTGTTGCAACCCGACGGGCAGTTGCTGGATTCCCCCAAGGGACGGCTCTTCGTTGATTCCATAACGGGGGCGTTCACCGACCTGTCAGGCGTGCGCATCCTGCGGTGCGGCGTGGACACGGTGCGACAGTTGTACAACGGCAAACTCCGGCCGGAAGTCATGGCGCTGTTTGACCTCTCGGTGGATGTGGTCGAGTTCGCCGGCTACGAGTGGTCCAAGGGCCGCATCGGTCGCGACTCCGGCTATCAGTACCGCCTGCAGAACGCTGAAATGGGTCTGATCCTGCTAATCAAGAATCACAACATCAAGGTCGATACCCTTGGCTCGCACCTCAAGATCGAGGTATCGCCCCACGCCCTCGACGGCGCCGACCCGCGCATCCTCCAGGGCGTGCTGGATGATTTGGCCGCTGCCGTGCTGAGTCACTGCGAAACCAACCAAGCCGCTGTGCACATCGCCCTGGACGTACAGGGCTGGAAACCGCCTCGTGATCTGGTGGACCGCATGCATTGCCGCTCGCGTCGGGTGCGACAAATCAGCGGTATCGAGCGGATCGAATTCGACGGCAACGCCTCGGTCTACGGGCGTGGCGAGACGTACATGTTCGGCTCGGCTAACGGCCTGCAACTGTCGATCTATAACAAGACCCTCCAGGCTCGGGCCACCGACAAGCTCGACTATTGGGAAAGTGTGTGGGCGTCTCTGAACGGCGATCCGTTCGGCGATGGCGACCCAGCCTATAACCCCCTGGAGACGGTCTGGCGCATCGAATTCCGCTTCCATCACTCGGTGGTGCAACAGTTCTCCGAAGGCTCGCGGATGGCCTCCGGGGAGGTTATGGGCTGTCGCACCTATGAGGGGCTTTGCCCGCATCTGCAAGGGCTGTGGGGCTACGCCTGTGAAAGCTTCAAGCTGCTGAGCCGGACGGCGGTCTACGATCCGTTCTGGAGCCTGATCAGCCAGGACGCCCGTGTACAGGTCGAGTGCGATCCGCTGATCGAGCGCGCTGAGTACCGGCGCTATTACAAGACCGCCAAGGGCTTTAGCGGGCGCAACTGCGAGATGTTCCTCGGCCAGTTCGTGAGCCTGATTGCGCGGGAGCGGATTCCCGCAAAAAAAGCGATTGAGTCCGCCCGCAAATTGGAGTTCTGGCACGTTATCGAAGACCACTATCTCGCCAAGGGTTGGACTCGTCGCGATCTGGAAAGGCACATACACAAGCTGATGTGTGATCGGTATCTACGGCGGGGATACGCGATCTGATGGCGATCACCAAGCTTGAGGATGGCCGCTGGCTGGCCGACGTTGAACCGATCAAAGGCAAGCGTTTTAGGAAGCGTTTCAAGACCAAGGGCGAAGCCCAGCGGTTCGAGGCGATGGTGCGGACGAAGCATGCGCGACAGCGGGAGTGGAACCCCGTTCAGCAAGATAAGCGACTGCTGTCGGAGCTTATAGAGCGTTGGTATGAATTGCATGGGCACTCGATTACCAGCGGGAGGCGTCGTAAGAATTTGCTATTGCTGATCGCGTCTCGCCTGGGTGACCCGGTGGGGCAGAGGTTCACCACTGCTGATCTGGTCGCGTTCAGGAAGCGTGAGTTGGAGGAGGGCGCCTTACCTAGGTCTATAAACGTTCGCTATTCGTATCTGAAAACAGTATTCACCGAGCTTCGTAGACTCGGCGATATCGACTATCCGAATCCTTTGGATCGTCTCAAGCCGTTGAAGCCTCAACAGTCGGTTGTATCGTTCCTGTCTAAGGATCAGGTAGCGGTGTTGGTGTCAGCGCTCCGGGACTATTCGACCTTTCCCCACCTGGCATTGATTTCAGAGGTCTGCTTGGCGACGGGGGCTCGCTGGTCGGAAGCGCAAGGGTTGACTCTGCCCATGGTCCGGGATGGATCGGTGGTCTTCTCCAATACCAAATCAAAGCGTGTTCGATCCGTACCAATCTCGACAGACTTGCAGGCTCGACTTGAGAAATATTTCGCCGGTCGGAATCGCTTTCCCTCTTGTCGGGAGGCGTTTGCACGGATGGTGAAGCGTTGCGGTATCGTACTGCCAAGAGGGCAGTGCACCCATGTGCTACGCCATACGTTCGCTTCCCACTTCATGATGAACGGTGGAAACATCCTGGCGCTGAAAGAGATTCTTGGGCATTCGTCGCTGAACATGACCATGCGCTATGCGCATTTGTCGCCGGAATACCTGCGGGACGCTATCCGACTCAACCCGCTGGCGGATTTCGACAGTTCTTCGACACTTGTCGAGACGTCCTAG